CGCAGATCGCAGGTCGGGCGCAGGTCGCAGATTGTTATTGTTTTATAAATTTATTTATGGGATAATCTTATAAACTATTAGAAAGGGATAACATGACTTCTTTATTATCTAAACCAAGCAAAATGCCGGGTACAAGCTTCAGCATTGACGCCGAGTTATGTGTTACGGGTGGCAAGCTTGCCAAGATTCCCGGCACGGTTTGTTTCAACTGCTACGCACTCAAGGGCGCGTATCGTTGGAAGCCCGTTAAAAAAGCTATGAAATATCGTTTAGACAAGCTTAACTCGCCTGAGTTCATTAGTGATATGGTCGTTGAGTTAAACAAGAAACGCGCAAAAGAACACCGTTGGTTTGATAGCGGTGATGTGCATAGCGTGGCGCACTGTCTAAAAATTATCGCGGTATGCGAAGCAACACCACACAAGCGGCACTGGATACCAACAAAAGAGCGCACCATTTGGCAAGACGCGCTAAAGATGGTTGACCTACCAAAAAACGCGGTCATCCGTTATTCAGCGCACAAGGTAGACGCCGCGCCGCCCAGCAAGTGGGAAAACTCTAGCGCGGTCATAAAAGATATAACCAAGCCTATCGGCAAATTGTGCGAAGCATACCGCACAAAGAAAAGCGGCGAGATGGTCAGCCAGTCCGAATACCAGACAGCCAAGAAAAACAAGAAGCTTGGCAAGCTGGACGTTGGATATTGTGGCAACTGCCGCGCTTGTTGGTCGCCTGATGTTAAGACCGTATCATACCCAGAACATTGAGACAGCAAGCCTAGCGGGTTTACCCGCTAGGCTTTTGTTATGTCACGCCGCCGACTCGCCGTCCGCAGGTTGCAGGTCGCAGTTCCACCGGGCAAGGGCGCAGGTGCGAAGCGCAGAAGGCGCAGATCGCAGGTCGCCGCACCATGAGGCCGCAGATCGCAGGTCATCGATCCTTGAACCTTGCAACTTGGCCGCTAAACCCCCGTCAAATAAAAATACATTGCCTGTCGAGGGGCAGTGGAGCAGGAAAAAACTTACACCATTACAGCGCGTATGCCCCAAATGCCAAGCAATCTGGGACTTTGACACAGAGACCTTGCCATTTTTAATTATTTTTAATTCAGACCAAATTGGTACGCCATCCATGCACAGATATACATCTGGCATACCCTCACCCGCTCTGTTTTCTATCCGCTGGAAGTGGGTCTTTTTCGGTAAATGTTGCCTCAATGAGTTCCACAGGCTTTGTTCTGTTCGTGGCATCTTCAACCCTTTTCATTTCAGGTTCGGGGAATGCATTGGGGTATTGCTTCCTGATCGCGGCGAGTCGAGCGACAATGTCTTCACGCGAAAGATTGTCAAGTTGATGCACATGTGTGGACTCTCGCCTATCGATGGTCAAACCACCAAGACTAGATCGTATCTTTTCAGCATTGATCGCGGCACTGAATTGTCCAGCCTCTTCAGCGGCAACCGACAATTCTTCAAACCGTTTGAGTTGATTGATCAAAGTCACGCCGTATCTACGCTCTCTGGCTTGCCGCATGTCTTTGATCAGTTCGGGCACATCAGGAAAGGATTTACCGTCAAGCAGTTTGGCGGCATGTTGTGCGGCACTACCTTCAGCGTAGCCAGCTTTTCTGGCACACTCTGCGTTAGAGTATTTACCCTCGACATAATACTTGGCAAATTCACGCTGTCTGTTGGTAAGCCCAGCAGGTCTACCAGCCTTGCCTATAGTGTTTTCTGTGGGTTTGTCTGTTTTATTTTCCAAAATCCATCCCCGTTCGATCTCATAAGTGTAACAACGTGTCACAAGTGTAACAGCTATAACCGTTGGTCACCAACAAATGTTACGCTTGTTACGCTTGTTACGCCTAATTTGAAAAAAAATAAATTAAATCGTTTACCCGTAGAAAACACTATATGTCCTGTTACTTTTATGTTTGACCTTATGGGATATTATGCTAGGATTCTACTAAATCAGGTGTTAATTGTAAAGCACCAAGGTCCAAGGTTCAAGGTAGAAGGGGTTCTAACCATGAAACACAAACCAATTACTATCGGTCTAGCGAAACCGAAGCTACGTCATCGTGTGTTGCACATTACGATCAACAACCGTGCGTGGTTGAAACAGGCTGTATCCAAACCAATGACAGTGAAGGGAGCAAAGTAATGCAAGCATATTTCATAAATCCATTTAGCCGTAACGTCACGACAGTTGACTATGACGGCGATTATAAAAGCATCAGTCGCATGATCGATGCCAGCCGTGGTTGTTTTGATGTCGTGCGTCTGTATTGGAACCAAATGTCGATACATGATGCGGCCTTTGTTGATGATGAGGGTTTGTATGTTGAGGATCAGGCGTTCTGGATTCACCGCAACTATCCCCAGCCGCTAGCTGGTAAGGCGTTGGTGTTGGGTTGCAATGAAGAAGGTGACTCTGTTGCGCCAAAGACCAGTTTTGAAGATTTGGTCGGTGACATCCAATTTATTGGCAATCGTTTTGAGTTGGCTCTTTTGCACAAGTTTGTCGGCAACATTGACGATTATCGCCCATACTTTTTTAAAGATCTGGAGATTGCGTAATGCTTGACATTGATGAAATAATTGAATGGGGCAAAAAACGTGATGAACATGACTGGTACATGCCAGTCAAAAAGGGTGGCATGTCAGGTTCTTTTTTCGCCGTGCCGTTTCAGGGTTGTGAGTTAGCGATAGACCCTGAATTCAAGACTCTAACCATCTACGCTAGGGGTTACCAAATCGAGGTGGACTGGGGTGGCACCAAAACTTGGAAACAGCCGTCTTTAGACGATGATGTCGTAGGCGGTGCCTTTCGTATGCGTGTGGTTGATGAAGACGAAATCAATGAAGATGGTTCGCCAAAAGTTGTGGTCGATTGGAAAACAGTGCCGGATAAAGGTGTGGTTGATGAAGACTACAAGGTGGTCGATGAAGCCAACCCGCACACTGGTATTTGGAAAGCAAGGAGTGTTGAATAATGGGACTTGATATGTATTTGCGTGGTGACAAGTTTAAGCGCACCGAATTCAAGCGCTTGCCTGATGGTGAGTTAGAGCGCAACGAAGATGGGAGCATCATCCCCATCAATGTGCGGATGATTGATGGGTTTGAATGTGAGTCTGAAAGGCTAAAGCTGGGCTATTGGCGTAAACATGCGCCGTTGCATAAGCTGATTGTCGATACGTTTGCAGACGGTGTCGATGAGTGTCAGGTCATTCACCTAAGTTCCGAAGACTGTCGGCTGATTGCACACAAGCTACGGCACAAGGACTTTCCTAAAGATGTGGGCGGGTTCTTTTTTGGCGATGAAGATTGGTGGCAAGAGTGTTGCGATGCCGCCAATGAAGACGCTGATTTGTTTGAACGTGTGGCAGATTGGAATGACTTGGATAGTCAGATCGATGGGTACTGGCATTCGGTTGAATATCAGGCAAGTTGGTGAGGTGTGTGATGGTTACCAGAAAAGAATTAATGGAATGGCTGAACACATGCCCCGACCATAACTGGGACATTGTCCATGAGGATGAAGGTCACATGCGTGTCCTGTTTGTTTTCGATGCGCGGCTGGACGAACTGGGACTGTCCGATTACGAGCGCGGCTGGATTGAATGCGAAAGCCAGAAAGCTTTGGAAGTATATCGGAATGACATGTTGCCAAAAGGTGAAGAAGATTTCTGGCATGGCTTCCAGCTAGGTGACCGGATGTTTGATATCAACATCTGGGGCGAACAAGGTGAACGTCCTTTGCCATTTACCATTTATTGCGCTGTGTATGAATGCCAGAAGTCAGGTGATAATTGGACTACTGATACCAGTAAATCTAATCATTTGTGGAGAATAGAAGATGATAACACTTGAACTTACAGAAGTTTATCACTTGTCTGGAGAGGATCTGGATAAAATATTTTTGGTTGGTGACAGGTTCACTGTCACCACCCGCAATATGAAGTGGGGCGGGACAGAGCGCGAGGTTACAGTAATTAATGATGGTCTGTGCCGCCATGACGGTTATTTTGTTGCGGAAAGCTACGAACATGTGAGGGACATGATCCAGAACAAGTTGATTGCACGGGATGCATATGTAGCGAGGTCAAAGGTGCGATGAGGAAGGTCGAAAGGAACGGGCTTGATAGGAAGCTGAACGACAGGTCTGAGTTGAGCATCAACCGTCACGCTGATGATGAGCGCAAGCAAAACAGACTCGCATGCATAAAGAACAGCGAGATGTTTGCTGATGATTCTTTTGCCGATGACGTGCAGGACGATGACCACAGTGTGTATTATTCAAGAAGTGTTTATGAGGGAAGGAGAAATGGTAATGACTGACCAAATGACAATTGAAGAGCGTCAAGAATATTGGCGCAAGCAAAGGGAGCAGGAAGCCGCCGTGCGTGAGGCTTTGCTTCATCAGTTGCATGACAAGTATCCATCGATGCTGGAAGCCGTGGATGAATTGTCTAAGGTTGCAAGCAGTATCGGAGATGATCTTCAGTGGCATGGCCCAGAGGGTGTGACCGTTACCGAAATGCACAAGCTGATTGACGGTGCCCATACTGTTCGTAGACTCTATCATTTGGATGTAGCCGATGAGTAAGTATCTTTTGATTATGGTCACGATGACCCACTTCAACGGGGGCACGGTCAATGTGATCAGTACCCATGACACAATCAGTGAGTGCCATGTGGCACTTACTCAACACGGGTTCAAGTCTGAAGAATCGATGCACAGCACCTTCTGCCTGACTACCGAAGAGGGTGTGGACTGGAGATTGGAATGACAGATCGTGGAACATATTGGGTCAAGGTTCGGGTGTTAGTGGATCGTGAGGTGTACGTCCATGCATCTGACCTTGAGGATGCAGAAGAAAAGGCTATGCGTGAGGCCGTCAACCTGACAGGCGGCAGGGAACCAGAAGTGATATGGTTGCATCAGGAGACTTCAGATGGGTGTGCCTAGCTGGGAACGGCTGATCGCGGATCTGCGTATACCGGAAGTGAACCGTGAGTATGATACGCTAGGACGTACCAAGACGAAGAAGCGTTTGCGTAGCGATGTTAATTTTAAGAAGGAGTTAGCTTATGGGCAGGATGAAAGCTATGATGATGGAACAGGAAGAAAAGTTCCAAGACGAGGCGGCTAATATTATAGGCGAATGCGAAACGTGGCATGAGTTCACGACTCGTATGGAGAGTCACATGCATTTGGTTGAGTTGCATTCGTTGAGCGAGACTATGGATCTTATGTCTGAAATGTGGGCTGAGTATTGGAGTGATTATAAAGATGCTGATTAAGATTGGTGATATGATTGAAACAGATCAGAGGATCGGTAAGATTGTTGGCATAGAAGAGGTGAGACCTAACGAAAAATATGGGCACGATTGCTTGGAAGCCAACATAGGTTCAAGGAGCGATGACCGCAGGTTCAAGTATGTAATTGATTTGGACAATGGTCATTGGTGTTATGCTCATCAAATTGCGAGAAAGGTGGATGATGAAGAAGCAATCAAATACTGAGAAGGCTGCGGTCATAATTAACGATGCGATGGACGCTTTTGCAGAAAAGCGTCTGGATCCAGATATGATTTCGTTTTTGTTGATGTGCACGGCGTTGTCGATGGCGTTGCGGAATAATCCGCACTCTTCTTGTGCAGTGACCCAGATGATGGCATCCGCGATGGAAGCGGCTGTGGCATCTATAATGGATGATGAAGAGGAAACCAAACATTGATTATACAAGGCGATGGAAGTTGGGAAAAGCTCATGGACTACGGCAGATGTCCAAGGTGCGAGAGCGCAATAAATCAGATCGCGAAGCCACATGCAAAGCGAGAGTGCATATCATGTGGTTTGACAATAATTGACAACAGCGCACGATCCTATAAAATAAAAGATAATAAACCAAAACAGGAGTCTGATATGCATGAGACCAGACTGAAAGCAGATGAAAAGCAGATAGCGCAAGACGCGAAGGCTCTGATGCCTTGGCCTGACGCTGTTTCAATAATCGAAAACGTCATAAACGAGTACCTGTATGATCCAGAACCAGTTCACCACACACATGAGTCAGAGGTGTTAGAAGCATGGAACAGAATTCTACGGGGCTAGGTCGCATCATTCGGATACTTGACGAGGAGTACACAGAATTGCAATCTGCTGGTCTGTACCGCGAAGCTGAGAAAGTTTACAAGCGGAAGCAGGTTTACGTTGACATGAGAAATCAAGGAACGACAGATGAGCGACAACGACAACATAATCTATCTGAAACAGCCACAGAAAATTGAAGTCGTACTGGATCCGGTGCCAATCATATGCAAGGTGGCATCAGACACATACAAAGATTTAGTTATCTTGGGTGAGGCTCACGATGGGTCGGTCAAGATGATGACGACACAGGAAGATGTCGGAGACATACTGTTTTATTTAGAGTCCGCAAAATTTTCCCTGCTTGGTAGTGGGTTGGGAGAAAAGGAAGACCCGCCCGAAGAAGGGGCGTAACACACTACGAAGGGGCGCAGATGAAATTTAATTATAAAACAAAACCGTATGAGCACCAGCACGAAGCTCTGTTAAGAAGCCACGACAAGGTAAATTACGGCTACTTTATGGAGATGGGTTGTGGCAAATCGAAGGTACTTATCGACAACATTGTCTGGCTATACGAGCAAGGTAAAATCGATACCGCCGTTATTGTCGCGCCCAAGGGTGTATATAGAAACTGGGAGATATCAGAAATACCGACTCATATGCCAGAGGACGTTGAACACGAGGTTTATGTTTGGACACCGTCTCCGAATAAAACCCAAGCTGAACGCCTCAAAGCTGGCGTTGAAGAGCGTGATAAGCTCCGCATCTTGCTGGTTAATGTTGAAGGATTTGCAACGGCGAAGGTCGCAAAATTTGTGGATCTCTTCACTCGCCAAACGTCGTTCTTACTTGCGGTCGATGAGTCAACAACTATTAAAAACCCCAAAGCCAAGCGGACTAAGGCTCTGGTTAAGTTTGGTGAAGGAGCATCGTATAGGCGTATACTTACCGGATCGCCCGTTACTAAATCGCCGATGGATCTTTACTCGCAATGTGGATTCATGTCCAAAGCCCTGCTTGGATTCGACTCGTACTATGCCTTCCAAGGCAGATTTGCAATTACGAGAACTCAACGGATGGGCGGTCACAGTTTTCAGCAGATCGTGGGATACAGAAATCTGGATGAGCTTTCTGCCAAGCTGGAAAAGTTTTCGTTCAGAGTCACTAAGGAAGAAGCTCTAGACCTACCGGATAAAATATACACAACAAGGGAAGTAATGCTGTCCAAAGAACAGCATAATTACTACACCAGCATGCGGAACGCAGCAATCATACTGCTTGAAAACGGAGAATTGGTCAGTGCTCCTGCCGTAATGACACAGATGCTAAGACTGCAACAGGTGTTGTGCGGTCACATAATGACAGACGATGGTGAGATGATAGAGTTTCCAACCAAACGTATTGATGCGCTGCTTGAAACAATCGAAGAGATGTCGGGCAAGGTGATTATCTGGTCGAGGTTCAGATACGATATTAAGAACATCGAAGCCAAACTAGCCAAGGTCCACGGTGCAAGTTCCGTGGTCACATACTACGGCGATACTTCGGACGAAGATAGACAGACAGCAGTTCGCAGGTTCCAGTTTGAAGATGCAAGGTTCTTCGTCGCCAACCCGCAGACCGCAGGTTATGGCTTGACGCTGACCGCAGCTACAAACGTGGTCTATTACGCTAACGACTTCAACTTAGAAA